GTGGTGCCGACATCATCAATGGCTCTGAGATGGTGAGCAGCGACCCGGTCTTCACGCTGCGCAATCTCTCGCTGTTCTGACATGGGTGTCACCTACCCGCCGGGCCGCAGTCCGCAGGACTTGGCGCGCAAGATGTCCGCGATGGTCAAGCGCACGCAGGACATGACGCCTGCGATGAAGGTCGGCGCGGAGTCGATACAGCGGTTGATTCAGAAGACGTTTCAGACGAGCGCTTCACCGACTGGCGAAAAGTGGGAGGACCTTGATCCTGAGACGATCAAGAGGCGACGCAAGAAATCAGACATACCGCTCGTTGACACTGGCAAGCTGCGCCTGTCGATGGCGACGTCGTACGGCGCGCGCACCATCAACTTCGGCACGAACACGAAGTACGCAGGATTTCAGCAGTTTGGCACCCGCTACATCCCAGCGCGCCCGTTCCTGCCGATCACGCGCTCGGGTGATCTCACCGACGACGCAGGCCCTGCAAAGCTGGTCTTTGATCGCATCGCTGCGCAGGTCGGATCGTTCATCGTCAACGGAAAGCTGGTGGGCTAATGGCTGCTGTCGCCGACGTCGCCATTCGCCGCGCGCTGCGTGAGGTGCTCGAAGGCACCGCCACGGGCGTCCGCGCCATCACGCCGGGCTTGCTCTCGTGCGACGTAGCGCAGGGCACCGCAGACCTAACGCTGTCGCTGCGCACCGCGACGACCGCGCGCGTCGAGATTGCCGTCGCGTATCCGATGCTCGAGGACCGACCGCAGCAGCCGAGCAACGTCTGGATGCGCGGCCTCGAGGTCACGCTGACGTACAGCTACCTGCTTGAATCGCAGTCGCTGCTGCCGACCGAATACGCCGCCGTCAAGGCCGCTGCGGCGTCGTCTACGGACCTCGTCGCGCAGGCGCTCGCGTGGCCCGGCAAACTCACAACGACTGTCGGTGGCGTGGCGACGGGCATCGTGAGTGGCGTGCTGATGTGGCAGGGCACGACGGTTACGCGCGATGACGCGGCACGCTCAGGTCAGACCGATGGTGGTGGCCTCTACCAGCTCGAGCAGCGCTTCACGGGTGTCGTGCTCACTGCGGCCGATATCGTCTAAGGAGAACACTCATGACCGTTCAAGTTTCGGCTCTCGGGCGTACGCGAATCGCGGCCGAAGCGGCGTTCGCCGTTGATGAATCCGGCACGCCTGCAAACTTCGTCGACCTGCCGATTGTCGAGAACAGCGGCACGTTCGTTCCGCTCACTGACCATCTCGAGCCTGAGCTGCAGCAGCAATACCTGCACAGCTACGCCGCCTCCAAGATGGTGCTCGCGAAGAAGTCGTCGACGCTCGCGCTGACGACGTACCTCGCGGGCACGGGCGCACCGCAGGACGGCAACAACGCGTGGTCCACGACGTGGGCGCTGGGCCGTCTGCTCGCCGCGCTGATGGGCGCTGCGTACCAGGGCACGCCGCAGGCTGCTGCGACGGCCGTCACGGCTGGCTCGACCACGACGTCAGTCAACGTGACTGCGGGCCACGGCAACACGCTCGGTGCGCCTGGTGGCGCGTATGCGGTGCGCATCCAGTCGACCGGCCTTTACGAGGCGCGCGAGATTCTGTCGTGTACGGCGAACGCAGTCGTGCCGAAGGTCGCGCACAGCGCTGCGCCTGTCACTGGCGAGCCCATTATTTGGGCGACGACGTTCGGCCTGACGAACAACCTCGCGGGCTTCCTTTCGACGCTGCAGTTTCTCATCGAAGGCGCAGAGAGCGGCGATGAGTACGTCGGCCTCGGGATGCAGGGCACGATGTCAATCGACATCACGCAGGGTCAGATCGCGAAGCTGAGCGCGCAGCTCACGGGCGCGTCGTGGGCGCGCACGAGCACGCTCTCGCTGGCCGCTGCGACGATCACCGATTTCAGCCCCATCGCGCACATGACGTCCGAACTCATCCTCGGCACTGGCACCATCACCGCATCGCAGACGCGCAACCTCGTCTCGCACTCGTCGTCAACGTGGACGCCGGGGCTTGCAAATCTGCCGGTCACGTCGCCGGAAGGCCCTGCGTCGAGCGGCATCATTGGCTGGAAGCGCGCGCGTGGTCGCGCGATTACGGGTCAGGTGCAGGTCTATGACGACAGCGCGACCAACTGGATCACGGCCGACACGAATCGCACCGACCTCAGCCTGTTCCAGCAGGTCGGCATGACGACGTCGGGCATCGTGCTCTTGAGCGCGCCGACGATTCAACTCTCGGTGGTGCCGCCGCGCACGCCTGCGAATGACCTCTATGGCTTCCTCGTGTCGTGGGCTGGCCGCAACGACGAAGCCATCGCGTCGCCGTCTACGGACGTGCAGCGCAGCGCGTTCCGCGTTCACATCTTCTGAGCACAACCCCGCAGAACTGCGCTTGAGGAGGCGCACGTATGCACTACGAATCCGACCCGACCAAAGAGCTACACGTCAGCGTCTCATTCGATCCCGCCATTGACCGCGCTGCGATGGGCCGCGATTTCGCGACTCACTTCGGCGCGGTCGGCGAGCGGCAGGACGACATCCGCTACGGCAATCGCGACCGCAAGCTGCTGCGCTTCGTCGAGGGCGCACGTGCGAGCGTCTTCGTCCTGCGCCCGCTGCGCGTCTATGAGCGCGCCCAGTGCGACTCGCTGCCGACTGCGGAGTCGCGTTGGCTGCGTGCGCTGTCGTACGCGCTCGTGCGTGCGGAGGTCTGTCAGCCGCTGGCGTGGCGCAGTGAGACGGTGTTCCCGCGTGAGTCGAGCGACGGGCGGCCGATGCTCGACAGCGACGGGCTCGACTACCTCGGCGAGCTCATCTCATACGAGGCGCTGCTCGAGATCGGAGCGGTGGCGTACGCAAGGAGCAAACTCGGCCCTTTCGGCGGGGGCTTTGCGCCGCTTCCGGCTACCTCGGCGTTCGTGCTGGCGCGTCAGTCCCTGTTCCATGCGGACACCCACACGGCGACCGCATCCGACACGTCGACCACCGTCGCGGGCTAGACATGGCCCGTGCGGACGCGAGGAGCGTGCGCATCGCGTGGGACTGCGATTGCGGCGGCGAGCGCCTAGTCGCGGTGCGTCGCGGCTCTAGCGCGGGCCTAGGCGCTGCTGTCGAGCGCATCCGCAACGGCATCGGCAAGATGACCAACGACACGCCGACGTCGTGCCCGTGGCGCGCGTACGGCGACCCCGTCGTCGCTGCTGCGATGGCGATGCGGCGGCACTGGTCGCACGGCGCGATTGACGTAGACCAGCAGCTCGCGGTCGTCGTCGACGCGCTGCTTGAGATCGACGGCGCGCAGAACACGGTCGAGGCGATGGACCTGCGAGCGGAGCGCGAGCGCCGTGAGTCGGAGCGTCGGATGGCAGAGGCTCAGCGCAAGGGGTGACCGATGGCTGAGCAAGACATTCAAATCAAAGTCACTGTCGACGCCACGCAGGCGACTGCGTCGCTGAAGAACGTCTCGCAAGCGGCGGGAGAAACTGCCAAGCAGACCGAAAAGGTTGCCGATGCGACGCAGAAGTCGCAAGTGCAGATCGGCCAGTTTGGCAGCGCGCTCGGCCTTGCAGGTCAGGCGGCTGGCAAGCTCAGCCCCGCGCTCGGCGGCATTGTCACGATGGCCGGGTCTGCGACTGGAGTCATTCAAGGGCTAACGACGGCTGGCCTTGGTCCTCTCGGACTTGCGCTTGGTGTCGCATCTACGGCTATAGCCCTTTTTTCAACGCAACAATCTGATGCAACAGCAAAGAGCAAGCAATTCAGCGATCAGATGCGCGAGAATACGCGCAGCCTAGGTGACTTTATTGCCAAGCTTCGCGAGGAGCGCCAACTTCGACAAACTGAGCAACGCCTTGCCGCAGGCGGTGGAACAGTTGAAGAATACGAAGCAGAGGTTGCAAGGCTTGAAGCCCGTCGTTTGTTGCTTCGCCAGCAATACGGGGTTGACAGCTTTGAATATCGGACGCTTGCAGCCGGCGTTACAGCTCAGATTGAACGCACGTATCAAATGCTGCAAGCCGTCGAAGCTGGCGGTGGCGTTGAAGAAACTACCATCGCCATTGAAGAGCCGCAGATGTTTGGCCCTGGCTCACCAGAGTTTGAGGCAGAGCGCGCGCGCCGTGCTGGACGTCGTCGCGGAGGTGGCGGTCGCGGAGGTGGCGGTGCTCGTCGGCCTACGCTTGAACAACTGATGCAACAAGCAGGAGCCGGTGGAGCTCTGTCGCTTGAAGGTCTGGACATGGAGACGCTCGGGCGCGAGCCCGAAGCGATGGCTATCGCGCAATCTGACAAGAGCGCAGACATCGAGCAGCAACGCTACCTTGAGCAACTCGACCGCAATCGCGCGTACCTCGAAGAGCGGGAAGCGCAGGAGAAGGAAGCGGCTGAGCGGCTGCAAGCCATCAACGACACGGTGTTCCAAGCGCTTGAGTCGGCATTCTCTTCCAGCGTCAACGCATGGCTCGACGGCTCGATGTCAATGGGCGAGGCTGCGCTTGAGATGGTCAAGAATGTCGCGAAGTCGCTGGCCAGCGAAGCAATCGTGCAGGGCTTGAAGCAAACCGCGCTCGGCCTCAGCGCCCTTGCGGTCGGCTCACCCACAGCGGTCGGTCACTTTGCAGCCGCTGGCAAGTGGGCCGCTGTCGGCGTCGCTGCTGGCGTCGTGGGCGCTGCGTCTGGCGCGTTCGGCGGTGGTGGTGGCGGTGGAGGCGCTGGCCCTGCTGCGGCCACTGGCGGGCCTGCGCTGACGGCTGGCGCGAACACGGGCGCGGGCACGACGGTCGTCATCAACTGGGGCAGCAGCGGGCTCGTGTACGCGGCTGACCGCGCGCAGCTCGGGCGCGACATTAGTGGCATGATCAGCGAGGCGCACGGTCGTCTCGGTCGGGGGATGTGATGCCGCGTGACCTCTACTCGCCAGCGTGGGACTTCGCGACGCTCGGCATGGGCACTATCAGCGGCACGAACGCGGCCGTCATCGCTGGCACCATCACCGGAAATCTCGGCTTCGCGAGTGGCGTCTACGCGCACGGCGACGTCGTAGGCAGTGCAGACGGCGTGACCATCGGCTCGTTCCGCACGGCGATGCAGACGCAGATTGCCGGGCTCACGGTGACGTTCTCGCTGTCGACGCTGAAATACACGCTGAGCGCTGCGGGCGCATTCAGCGTCACCTGGACAGGCGCGGCAGGCACGGTGATGCGCGACCTCCTTGGCTTCGAAAGCAACCTCAGCGGCTTCTCTTCGTACACATCGACGAAGCGCCCGAAGTACCTCGTCGTCGCGCGGCTCGCGGGCCAGTCGCAAGTGCATGAGACGTATGAGCCCGGTGGGCGCATCTCGTACGCGGAGAGCGACGACGGGCAGGCGTATTCGACGCACCCTGTCGAGCTGCCGACGTATCGCGACTGGACGCAGCCTTTCGAGACGCAGTCCGGTCCGACTGATGCCGAGTGGAACGCCAGCGGCTCAGTCGGCGGCGCAGCTGTGCGCAGGGCTGACGTGGGCAGCGCGACGAAGGTGACGTGGACGTGGGAGGATTTCGTCAAGCACTGCCGCGCGACGCTGCCGTTTCAGCTCGTGGACCGCGCGACGTCGGTGAAGGGCGAGGGCCAGCTCTACAAGCTACGCGGCGAGGGCGCGCACTTCGACCCGACTCGAATCACCGCTGACTACGATGGGCACTGGACGATCCCGATGGTGTGTCGCGTGCTCACGGCGACGACGGCTGCGCCATGAGCTGGGCCGACGTCATCGCGCGCGGCAGCGGGGCTATCGCGTATCGCCTCGTCATCGCGGGCCACCCGCTTGAGTTCGTCAGCGCGTCGTATCTCGTCGGCTCGGGCACTGAGGACCGCGCGCGCATTGGCGGCCTCGAGGCTCGCAGCATTCAGTGGTCGGAATCGCTGGACCCTGCGGCCGTCAAGCTGCGTGCGCAGGGCTTCACGGCACGCATCGTCGATGACGGCAGTCACCGCACCGGCGACTCGTTCGTGCGCCAGCCGTCGCGCATCAACTACCTCACGTCGTCGGTCATGTCAGGCACCGTCGCCATCCCGATGGCGAACACGAACACCGCGAACGGCGACATCTTCTACCTCGGAAACGAGTGCTTCAAAATCACGAGCGGAGGCGGCACCGCTGCGCCATCGTGCACCGGAACGCGTGGCTATCGCGACAGCATCGCGACGGCGCACTACGTCGACCCGACGCTGGGTCTGTCGCGGCCTGAGATTACGTTCGAGGAGCCCGGCCAGTACAACGGGCGTCCCAGCATCGAAGGCAGCCTCGCGTACCTCTACGCGTACGGCGACGGCGAGACGGGCACGGGCACACTCGTCTGGCGTGGCATCGTCGCGGCGCAGCCGAAACTGCGTGACCTGACCGTGTGGGAGGTCGAGCTCGACAGCGTCGCAAGCGTGCTCGACCAGTCTATCGCCGCTGACCTCGCAGACCCTTCGACACTGCGCGGCATCTACTACACCGCGAACACCGCGCCGCAATTCACCATCTCGATTCTGGCGGGTGCAGATTACGACGGCTCAGTCCAGCACAGCGCGGTCGTCGGCGGCGCGGACCTCGCAGGTCACTACGAGACGCAAGAGGACTTCTGCGCCGCGCTCGATGCGCTGGTCCGCACGGCATCGAGCACGTGGGGCACGCACGCGCTAAATCGCACGAGCGGCGAGAAGCCGACTCTGACCGCGACTCCAACAGTCACCGGCGCGTGGCGCTTCGTCTACTCGACGCCAAACAGCTCGCACCGCTGGTGCAATGTCGCGACGCTAAACCAGTCGACCGCGTACATCGATCCGATCTACTCGTCTCCTGGAATGCCTTTGCAGCGCGTTGATGGTCTGCGTGTGTTTAGCGTCGCATCAAGCAGCAGCTATTACCCCTACAGCTTCGACCGCGTCGACGCTGCGGGCACGGTGCCGCGTGGCGTGATCGGCCTCGTCGAAGACACGCCTGCGCCGATGGCGTACATCGGTGGCTCGCTGGCATTGGCAACTGGCGACACGGTCATCCTCGAGTGGCCCGCGTTCGACGGCCTCGACGCGCTCACGAAGAGCTACGACGTCATCACGCCCGACAGCGTCACGCGCTCGGCAGAGCTCGAGGTGCCAGACCCATCTCGCTTCCGGCGTGGCCCTCGTCGTCGTCGCGATTATCGCGCGTACACGGCGACGTCGGTGCCATCGCTGACGACGTCGCGCACGTACGCGATTGCAGGCACCGTCGCGGACTTCCTGACATCGCTCACGACTGACTCGCCGACACAATCCGCGCTTGGCCGGATGCCGCTTGTGACGGGCGACCACGTTGACATGACGAGCGTCACCACCGATGTCGATGCTATCTCGCTCGGTCGCGACTGGCTTACAGCGCGCGACTACCTCGGCACCAGCGACGTGTCGCTCGCGAAGATGCTCGAGGAAGAGTGCAAGCTCTACGGGCTCGTGCCGTACATCACCACCGATGGCCGCATCAGCTATCGACCGTTTCGCGTCGGCGCTGCGACTGAGGCCACGAGTTACACCGTCGACGCGTCGAAGAATCTCAGCGGCGCGCAGATGCCTGGCTTTGAGCCGTCTGCATTCGGCCTGCTGAACACCATCCAACTCAAGACCGGCTTCGACGCGAAGACGAGCAAGCACATCGGGCGCACCTTCGTCGTGCGTGACGCAGCAGCTCTCAGCCGTAATCCGCTGCCGCGTCAAATGAAGGTCGAGCCGCGCTCGTCGTGGTCGGATGACAGCCTCATCCCATACAGCGAAGTGCTCGCGATGGCGCAGACGTGGCTCGGCGTGCTCGGCGCTGCGTACCAGACGATCACCGTCGCGTGCCGCCTCGACGCCATTTCTGCGGTCATCGGCTCGCAGGTAGCCGTCACGGTCGCGCAGTTGCCGAATACGACGTCAGGCGGGCGCGGGGTAACTCTCGCGTCGGGCGTCGTCATCGGACGCGCTGTGCGGCCTCTGGACGCCATTGTCGAGCTGACCATCCTGACGACGCAGGTCCGCGTCGCTGGCTATGCGCCATCGTCGCTTATCGCGTCCACGACGCTTGTCAGCGGCACAACCTACGACATCGTCCTCGATGCGACGCAGCCTTCCGGGTACGCAGCGACTGACGTCTGGCAAGTCGACGACGAGATTGAGGTCCGGCAGTACGACACCGCTCTCCCGACCAATCGCACCGGCACCATCACGGTCGTCACTCCGAGCACGCGCACGGTCCGCGCGGTGCTCAATGCTGCGCCAGCTGCGGGCACGTTGACGCTCGAATACCGCGCGGCGACGCTTATCGTCGCGCAGCAGGAAAAGTACGCGTTCATCGCTGTCGACGATGCAAGCGGCAACGTGATCGAGTTCAGTTCTGGCAATCAACCGCCGCGTCAATTCGCGAGCTGAGGGCGCATGAGCACCAGCGATAAAGGCGGACTGATTGTCGGAGATTTGATTGCCGCGAGTTTGTACGGCAATCAGCCCGTGCGCGTGAGCCAGTGGCAGACCTTCGCCAACAACTGGAACCACACGGCCGACGAGCGCGCGCGCGTACTGACGTGCTGGTCGCCGCGCTCAACGACGACTGGCGGCTACACGAACAAGGCCACAAACACGTGGGAACGCCTCGTGAACTTCGGTCCGTTCCCGCTGCTGGTCGGAGCTGACGGTGCGCCGTATCCTGTGCGCGTCGCGGTCGGTGGCCGCTCGACGGCATCGTCAAAGCTGCGCATCGGCGTTTGCTTGCAAGGATACGCTGACGTGCAGATGAGCTTTCCGACGCCGCTTGCGATGGTTGTCGAGAGCGCGTCATTCAACAACGGCACCAACCTCTGGCGTGCCGATGGCGTCGTCACTGTCAACCCGTTCTTCACCGATTACGCAGTGCCGAATGCCATCAACGGCGGCGACCCGTCGAGCGTCGCAGCGGTGTTTGTGACCGTCGAGGTGTGGGGATACGGGGCAGCATCCAGCGTGACGGCGACGCAAGCGTATGCCGCTGAGCAGGTGGCGCTATGACCGCGACAGTTCCCGGTTCGCGGCCCATCATCCAGCACGCTGACATCGTGAGCGGTGAGGCTGTCCGCGCGCGCACGTGGCTCGACGCGGCCGAGCTCGCCAACTGGTGCGGCGGCAACGGCGAAGTACTTGTGCCTGGCTACTCGCCGGAGCAGACAATCGCAGCCGGTGCGTCCGCGACATTCCGCTTTCGCATCACGCCTCCCGGTCGCGCTGTGCAGCGCGTCTGGCACGTGCATCTCGAGGGCAACGCCGCCATTACCGTCGACACGACTGAGGGCTCGCCTGTTGATTACGTTATCGCCGATGGCGCGCTCGTGCTGTATCGCGAGAACCTGACGGCGAAGTCGTCAGCGCTGCAAGAGATGAAGCTCGACATCACGAACGCGGCATCAAGCGCGACGGTCACTGTCAAGTCGATCGCCTGCTTTGAAGCACCGCGCATCGCGCTCGACAAGGACGCCGTCGATTACGGTGTCGAAACGACGACGACGGCGGTGCGCGAGCCGATTCAGGAGAACAACTACACATCGCTCGGTGGCATCGTCGGCGCGTTCAACGCGACGCAGCGCAGGCAGTATTTCAACATCGCGCGTCCTGACACGAATGGAGATTCGTGGTCCACGACGAGCGGCACCTTTGTCATCGTGCTTGACGAGGTGCCGATTCTCGCGCGGAAACTCTATCCCGCGAGCACGACTGGAAACGTGCGATTCGCTGCGCTGTGCAAGGCCAGCGACGCGACAACTGACGGCGAGATTCGCATCACGAACAACGCGACCGCGAACACGGTCACGCTGACGGTTACGAATCCCGGCACCGGATGGGATTGGTACACCGTTGATTTCCCGGTGGACATTCTCTGCGAGGATCTTAGCGACGCGACGGGCTGGCCTGACGGCGCGCTGCTCACGGCAGTCGCAAAGACGCTTGACATCGACTTCCGCGTCAGTGGTGGCGCGGGCACCTTCTACATCGCGAGCATCGCGGCCATCGAATACTGAGCGCCACGAGCGCAGAGGAGCAGACCATGAGCGATACGATTCTTCGTGAGGACGCCGACATCCTGCCGCCAGAGCAGGACGCTATCTCGCAAGTGACGATGACTGCTGCGACGGCGACTGCCGCGCAGGACACCGGCGTCACCGGCGCAACCATGGCGCTGGGCCCGCAGTTCGTGACGTTCTGCTCGACTGCTGAGTTCTTCATCGTGTTCAGCAAGGACGGCACGTCGACCATCACGGCTCCTGTCGTCACGACCGCGACGTGCTTCGGCCCGTTTCCCGCGAGCGTGCAAGTGCCCTTTCGCGTGACGCCGACTCAGCGTTACTTCCGCGTTATCTCGACGCCGGGCGGCACGCTCAAGTGGTATCGCAGCAGCGGCCCCGGAGTGCTCTGAGCCATGACGCGTCGACTCGCTGGCGCGCGCGGAGGTCGTCGCGGCGTCGTGTATCGATCAGGCGATCAGCCGCTCGTGCGATTCGCGGATGGCACGTTTACGCGTGCCAGCGAGGGCAGCTACTACACGCAGGCTCCGGGCGGCGCGGGCTCTACGTTTATCGCGTGGGCCGCGTCAAACGCATTGCGATACGACGCGATTGACGGGACGTCGCTGGCGCTGTTTGAAGGCGCGCAGACCAACCTCTGCAACTACAGCGCGGATCTGAATCAGGCGGCATGGGTCAAAACCGGCGCGAGCATCAGCGGCACGACGGCGACAGCGCCTGACGGCGCGGCTGATTGCTGCACCGTCGCGTTTACGGCTTCTGCGTCGGATATGGTCATGCAGCCCGTGACCGGTACTGCCGACAACACAACGTATTTCACGACGGTCTTTGCGCGCCGCACCAGCGGAAGCGGCAACGTGCGGTTGCGCGTATTAGGGCGCGATAACGTCGCGAGCGTGTCTGCGGACCTACCGATCTCAACGACGTGGACGCGCGTCGAATACGCGGTCAATTGGGGCACCGGCGCAACCACGCCAGAGATCGGCATCATCAATGACGCGGCAGGCAGCGCGCAGTCTGTCGAGGTGTGGGGCTTCGACGTCAAGAGCACTGGCGGCAGCGTGGGCGCTGTGCCGACGAGCTACATCCGCACGACAGCCGGAAGCGCGACACGCAACCTCGACCTCCTCACGTACGCGTCGATGCCTCAGCAGATGGCGACAGGACGATATCGCTTCGCGTTCCGGCCTCTCTACACAAGCGGCGAGCGCAGTGCGATCTCGATGATCTACAGTCCGTCATCGACCATCGATACGGGCGTCCAACTCAACAGCACATCGATCCAAGCGTTCAACACTCCCACCGTGCATTTCTCGCGGACTGCGACGTGGGGACGTCATCAGGCCATGACGATCACGCCTGACCTTGCTGCGTTTACGATGACCGTTGCAGGCGCGCTGACCGGTGATGGGACAGGGACCGTAGGAACAAGCCCCGGATGGGGCACGACGTATCTGCGAGTCGGCACGAACAACGCGGGCATCCGGCCTGTGTACGCACGCATCGGAGAGCCGTATGCCGCTTGAGGTCGCTATCTTCACGTGCACGCCGTCGACGCTGCACGGCACGGTGATTCTTGCTGCGCCGTGGCCCGACACGATGGCTGAGGACGCTGCGTGGTGGACGACGTGGCCGCTTGGTCGTGTCGCCGCGCGCGACGCTTTTGCCAACGGCCGTGCAGTCACGTCGACCATGCCGGGCGGCGAGGTCGCGTTCTTCGCGCAGTGCGACGCCGCGACGATGACCGTGCTCCTCACGATTGCGACGACGTCTTGGCCGAGCATCGCCGCGCTCAGTGCCGACAACAGCGCAGCAGCGCAGGCCGTGAAGGCCGCGTGGCTTGGCGAAGAGCTGGTCATCGACGGGCGCATCGCGGGATACCTCGACGTGCCGACGCTGGCGGTGTGACGCATGACCGGGAGGCGCGGCGATGAACATCTGGCAACTCGTCGCCGCGCTCGCGGGCACGCCGTCTGTCGCGCTCGTTATCAGGTCTATCTTTCGGCGGCTCGATGGCAGTGCGCGCACTACGTCTCGCGAGGTCGACTACCTGCGCGGTGAGCTGGTGCGCGAGCGCCATCAGTGCACCGACGAGAAGGCCGAGCTCGAGGCGCGCATCGCGTTTCAAGTCGAGGTGCACTCGACGCAGCAGAACCGCATCGCGCAGCTTGAGCGCCGCAACATCGAATTGAAGGCCGAGCTTGATGTCGCGCATCAAGATTTGCTCGGGATGCGTGCTGTGATGCGATGGGCTAGTCAGCAATCAGGAGACGGCGAATGACGAAGAAAAAGACCAAGCCCGCGTCGCGTGCGCGAATCCGCGTGACGCTGCCGATGGTTGTCGGCTGGCTGACAAGCGTGTCGATGGTGCTCGCGGCAGTGCTGCCAGTGCTGCCCGACGCGACGCCGTCGTGGCTGCGCGAGGTGCTCGCCGTGCTTGCAGTCGGCATCGCTGCGACGCTGCAATCGTGGCGCGCGCCGTCGACGTCGTCGGCCTCTGACGCGAGCGGGGGCGAGACATGATCGCG